CTTATTCCCTCTTGGGAAGCCATTACTGTCATAAATATCTAAAAATTAGACTTATTCGATAAAACACTTTCGTCCTAAAGAAGCATATTTTTATTAATACAAAGATACTAAAGGCCGATAAAAAGTGTTTCTTCCCCTATATGCGACCATTCTAATATAGTGGGTTGATGCACTGCTAACTAGCACTCCGGCACAGGTAAATCTACACCGGTCATTAAAGCTAAACGATAATCCATTATGGATTGTATATCTGATTAAAATTTAATAAAAAGTCTTGCTCGTCAGCAGGATTGGGAGCATGTTTCTTATCCTCGTCGCCATGAACTACCTTATACATTAAACAATAGCCCCCTAACTAGTCTGTAAAGACTAGCTCTGAAGCTCCAAAAAATTCAGTTGTTCCGATACCTGTAAGCCGCTTATCCGCAAACATATAATCTAATTCCCCAAGAATCTTATAGGGACGCTATGAATAACCATCAAGCGACCACAAATCGTAGTTACAAACAATGTCAAATTCAATTATATTGTCTCTGAACCATGGATTTGTTATATTTTGTGTAAATGTATCCATCTTAATAAATAAATACACTTTATACTCATCTTCAACTTTTAATTTTGGAACCAATTTAATGTTATTCTATAATAATTCACCTAGCTATTCATCGGTCAGGTTTGGCTTCGAAAGACAATCCGGGGTCGTATAATATAAGAGTTTCTATAAACGCTTATTCTAACAAATCCGGTCTACAATTATTTCAAAGTCTTTTTCAACCGACAAAAAACTAGATTTAGGAAAATTATAATTTTCTACTTTCATAGTCCTACTCCCTTATCTCAAAACAATGATTGCACTACTATAGTACGTCTAGCTATATATAAATCAGCATTATCATACCCATAGTACAAATCAAATTGCCCACTATATCCGCTTCTCCATTTGAGAGTCACAGAATTATCTTCTTCACATATTTTCATATCTATTGGATATTTGTTCTCTATATACCACTCACCATACGCATTACCAACAAACTAATATTTATAATCGCGTTTCGGTTTAATGAATGTTTCTCCAATAATTAAATCGTCTTCTGTAGTTTTATCATTGGGGTCGGACGGTATCGGCACTAAGCCACCGACCAAACCATTTTCAACATCATCTTCGTCTTTATTAGAGAAATATTCTACAGCGACAACTTCCACTATTCCTGGCATGCTGATGCTGTCAACCGCCTCTACACGCCAACAGATTCGACTGCTAGCAATATCTGCATCTTGTAAATAGAACTTCGCATAACGTTTAAAATATTTTAAAGTATCTTCAGTTTTCGGCATTAAAATATCTAATGAATAATTTGGAGTATCAATACTTATTTTATGTTTTTGAACATAATCAATCTTTGTCTCAACCGGGCCACGAATCGCGGCATACACTTTTTTTCGGCTTTCTCCATCCAACCATTCAACTTGATAGGAACACTTACGAATGCTACCTCTAAAATATGCTAATTCAGTTAGCTCTTGTAAATAGATAAGCCAATAAGTTTTTGTCCCAATCCACTCAAAAACATCGCCCGGCTAAAAGCCGTGCTCAAACCCAATAGATAGGATCTTATCATCGTAGTCTTGTTTTAATTTATTCGCATTAATCAGGGCGCGCGCCGGTTCAGAGTTCTCAGAATCGACCAGCCGCACCGTGGCACCCTAATAAGAAAACCATAAGGCTCTATCAAGGGATTTTCTTTTATCTCGAATCATGCGCTATTGCTGTAAGCTGCCCCCAGCCGCAGATAAACGCGTGTACTAATCATTAACACCAGCAACATTGGGGTCTCCCTTAAATTCCGGTTTTTCAAATATACCCAGACGCCCTTTTATAAGACTTGAAGGGTGGCGGCTACAGCCTAAATTAATACCACTCATTTTTTCAACTCCTATAACAAACTAATACATTCAAACACTGTCTTACGATAAAAAGAAAATGTCGGATTTTCTTTTCCCATACCTTCTAACTTTGCAAGTAGCTATAAAAATAGTGGGTTAAATACAAATATTTCATGTAACCCACTAATCTCTATAATGACAGTATTTAATTGTTTTACCCAGTCTTCTCCGTTTTCACGCATTGGAATTAATTTCCAAACCTAACTTGTTAATCTATCAACATCTTTAGCAATTATTTCTTTAGGAAAATCAAATCCATATTTAGTCATCAAAGGTACTACGCCCTCTCAGACTTGACCAGTTAGAAGCATAAGTTCCGTCTTTTGTAATTTTGCGGCGCTTATAAAGACGCTGCATATGGAAAGACTGTCTTTGTACTTCGGCCAATAAATTCATCAATTTAGATAAATGATTGGCCTAACTGGTCATTTTAAAATCTGAAGATGTAAACTTCATACGAGTATTTTCTATAGATGCGACTTGACGATTTACCCAAGCGCACATCATTAATAATGCTAAAATATTAATTTCTTCGTCAGTTAGTTCTGCTGCAAAACTGGACTACTCTATAATTACATTAGGAATCTGGGCGTCATCTTCTGGGATTGTTCCCCACACTACACCAATTACAAAATCATCAGGGAGTAATTCATCTTCGCGTTTCACCGCAGTTTTAATCTCATAATCCATTAAATTCTTGCGCGGAAACTCAAATCCAGGAATAGCATCAATAATCAGATTTTGTAAATCTTTAATAGTGTCTTGCGGGGTTAATTCAATGTACATATCATCAGTAATCTTACCAAGAAAACGATTATACACTTTAGTAAATGGTGTTCCCATTCTTTAACGCCCCTTTCTCGTTAAGTCTTTTCTTTTTGACCCACGATTTTATAATCACCGACAGTGCGGCGGGCGCCTTCGGGCTTTGTATTTGCCGGCTTTACACGACGTTCGGGAGCGGCCTGAGTCTCTTCTTCAGTCTCATCTGCTGCGACATTCATTAAAGCCTTAGAAACATCAAATCCAGTCTTCTCACGTAACGCGTCGCGCTTCCGCACGTCATTAAGCGGCAGCCGCACAGCAAAGTCCTTAACCAATTCAATAACTCCCTCTGGGGCGAAATCGAGACAGTCAAGAAAAGCATCAAGGCTACCATTAACAAGTAAATCTCTAATCTGGTCTTCGGACATATAATATTCAGGCTCTGTAGTCACATTTAACTCTTTCGTTAATTCCTCAGCTGTAGTCTGTAAATAATCTTGAATTAACTCAAGACCACCTGGCTGATAGCTCAAAGCTTCTAACTCTTTAAATGCAATCTTCTTTGTCTCTCCGGGCTGAAATTCTCTACGGATATTCATTTCGGGAACTACATATCCAACCATACTAGAGCTTCTATTCTTGACAGCATAAATTGTATCAGGTGCTATCATATAAAATCTCTCCTTTAACTCTTTATAATAAAAATAGGGGGAAGACGGGAATCTCTACCCCTTCTTCCCCTTTATTATATCATATTTTTATAACTATGTCAACCCTTAAGCCGTAGGAATCTTACCGGTATAATCACGAATTATATCATTATTGTTAAGCTTCCATGTATCCATATGACCACGCAGCGAAGTATCAACATAAGCGCAAATGTTATTTGCCATCATGCACACAACGCCAACCTTCTTATAGACCTGAATCTCACGGGAGCGGTCATAATTCTTATACTCATCAACGATGGTTTGACCCTCAAAGGCAATCTTAACAGGCTTAGTGTCAGCACCATTAGGAATAATCCAGCAATAGCCAGGATCAATAACCTTCTCGGTATTAGTAGCATCCTTGAAGCCCTGCTCAAGAATAATAACTTTCTTGCCCTTGTAGTTAGCAAGATGGCCAGTATTCCAAAGCTCGCTCTTCATAGACTCAGTATAACGCCAAGCATCCTTGGGAACCATCTTTACAGCAAACTCGTAAGTGCAGTAAATGGTTGGCTCACCATACGCAGAAGCAATAACGAGAAGCTTATCAAAGCCAGCCTCATCAAAACCATTAAACGCATAGCGATTAGCAGGAGGAAGCTGATTGATAGAAGCCTTTAGGGCCTTACCGATTTCCTCATAAATGAGGTCATCCATGCCCTCCATAACAATCGCAGTAACTTCTGCGAAATCAACACGACCATCAAGGAATTCCTCAAAACCAATCTGAGCCGCGCCACCAATAGCGCTGGTACGAACCTCGAAAGATTCCTCGCTCTTAGCAAGCTTAAACACTTCATACATGCCAGCAAGGCCAACACGAGTGATAAACTGCTTCGCGCGGACACGAGAATTCAGCTTACGCTTAAAGATGGGCTTATCGCCCTGAGCAAAGACCTGAGTCTCGGCAAACTGAGCATATTGCTGTTCAACCTTCTTGGGAAGAATCTCGTCGATAGTCTTCTCAATTAGTTCGAAAATCATATTCTTATTCTCACGATAAAGAGAATAGGTGCCAGCATATTCATTAAGCTCCTGACGAAGTGTCTCATTCAGCTGCTCATAGCTGAAAGACTTACCACCAAAGCTATAGGAAGTAGGAGCAGAACGATCAGCCTTAGCAACCGTCTTCATTAAAGCAAGTAAATTAGTCTTATCTAACATTTCTCTTTCTCCTTTCCTATTACTTTATGCGCATAACCTTGACACCCTTTTGGTAGTCAGGCATATTATAAACTTTAACGACTTGCCATACCATGGCATCAGCGGCGTCGGCACCAGCCTTAGCTAGAATACCACCAGCACCAGGAGTTAAAGTATCTCCCACAGAAAGCTCAGTCTCGTTGATGGTATTAAGAGTCATGATATCGCCAACCATGGTCTTGAAAACGCGGGGAACCATAGTGGCATTAGCAGGCATGGCTTTAGGATCGACCTTCGACTCAAAGTGGAAAGGATCCTCATTGTAATGTAACTCATACATATCTGGAGAGGCAGTAACCTTCTCGATAGCAGGCTCGCCCTCAATGGGACTATCAGCAACACCATTAAAGGTACGAGAGCGGCTGCGCCAATTCTGAGCGCCAACCCCATTACCATCAACAGGACTATAAATACGAGCAACATAATCATCTTTCTTCATTGCGAATTCGCAATCGCCCTGTCCATCACGATAAAGTTTAATCTCATTAAAAACTAGCATCCATTCGCCGGCGCCGGTAAAGTTCACAAGGCCAGACGCATAATCATACTTAACAAACTGGCCCTGTTCTAAAACCTCAATTGCGGGATCGGCAGGAAGCTGTGCATAAATTTGTCCATTACGCTGGGCGGATAGATGGTTAGGCTCAACCTGACCATAGCCATATTCAACATAGGAAGCCTGGCTCTTGCCCTTTAGCATATCTTTTAAAAGCATTTTAGCATTTCCTCCTCATTTTATTCCATATTTTTCGCAACTTCTTCAACAGCTTTAACCCAGTCAGGAACTGTATCCTCTTGACCAACACCATCAAGATTGACGATAGTCTGTCCGCTCGGCTCATTTTCTAGAGCGAAACTAACCTTGTTACGAACACAAATTACTGACAATTTTGCTTCTATATCATCCAATGAATAGTTGTCAATATTAGCAACTACATCAGCCTTGGCTTCATCAGAAAGCATATAAAAACTATCAATCATTGCTTGTTTTTCTTGGCGTTCAACCTTATTTTTAAACTCGGTTAACTCACCAATAGTAGCTGTAGCTTGTTCCGCAGTAGCTTTTAACTCGTTAAAAGACTGCTCAAGCGCAGCATAATCTGTTGTTAACTGATTAAATTTCTCAGTTAACTCTATATATTCTGGAATTTCGTCCAGATTATATTGACCTATTTTGTCCTCTTCTTGCGCGGGTTCCGATTCAGGAATCTCGACTTCTGGAGTCTCAGGCTCCGAAGAATTGACGGTCGCACGATATTCGGCAACGGCCTCCGCACTGAATTGAGGAGCGGCAACTCCTTCTTCATTAACTGGCTCGAAGGATTTTTCAACTTCGATTGCTTCACCTTGAACTGAAAATTCTGGCTCTACAACGAAATTAATACGATAATATTTACCGGTAGTCTGCTCGCGCACAATCACGAACTTATTTCCGCCCTCCTCGTAAATACCATCAATGCCCATGGTTGTCCAACCATCTTCATCGGGGTATTGAGCACGCAAATAATCCATAATTTGGCACCAAAGAGCATCGCCGATTTCTACAGCATATTTCGTGTACATTGGTGTATTTCCTCCATCAAGAATTTTTTGCATCTCTTTCATCATTGAGAAGAGCTATTCTTTAAAGCTGTCCCCAAATGAAAACTGTATATTAGTGATATTAGCGCCTTCAAAACAAGGCTCTACATCTTCACCCAAAATACATAGTTTTGAGATAATCGCCTCATTGATTATAAAAAATTCTGGTTTTCCATTTTCATCTTTTGTCCAATGAGCATCCAAATTTTGTTCAGAAAGTTCCATAGATTGATTATTGCCTTTTTCAATAATCCTCTAACATTCTGGATACTATCCTGTCCACAAATATCCCTCAGTTACGAGATATTCACGTTCATTAACACCATCGTCTAAAAACTTCTAAAACCAAACTTTAGCATTTAAATCAACAAAGCCATATGGGCGAGTATCATCTGTAACCACCCATTCGCCATCTTTTAGACTAATTATGCGATTATGTTCTTCAAAGTCATCTTTATAATCAACATACTTTCCGACTATGGGAGAACCCGGAAGGCTATTAGCCATCTCAGTAGCAACCTCTTTTGTAATAATGCTACCGTTACGGTTTGGTTCCTCTCCTACATAACACACTTTTATTTGGCATTTAGAAATAAGAGGATTAATTGGCGTTATGTTAATAAATTCGCAAGGTGTTTCAAGTTTTACACTTGTGTGCATTCCATATCCTCCTTTTATTTCTGAGATTCTTCATTAGCGAGAGTCTTATCGCTTTTTTCATCATCTGATTTTTCCGGACGACCACCAGCAGATGTAGTACCCTCTGTAGTATTTTGATTTTTAGAGGTATTATCTTGACTTTTTATGTCCAAAACATCTTCGCTACTTAAAGTAGAACTCATTAGAGGTGGAATCATAATCTGAGTAAGATGAAGCACTTCATTTTCAAATACGGCAGTATTTAAAATAGCGCTTTGTGAATGCCCCAGAGCAATCTATGGCAACATCTTTGAAAAACCAATCTACGTCTATTCTTTATAAAGCTTAGACATTTCTTTATAATTATATTGCGTAGTTTCTAACATATATAATCTAAAGTTATATTTTTTTCTATTCTTAGAATTCAGTTCCTGCGTTATTCTATCAAAAAATATGTGAAATTGCAACAGTAGTGGCCGCATAGAGCTCTCGTCATTAAGAATTGACTTTTCTAGAGCCACGCTACCTTCGGTATTGAATAAATTCTACGATATACCCAAAGAGTTGTAAACAGTTCGTTCGACTCTCTATAAAGCGTCAGTAGAGTTTACAGTTGCGTTATCAGACATATCAATAGACGCAACGTCCGCAAAAGTAGTCATTACATCGACGCCTATCGCACGTTTTAACATTTCAACCGCATTATTATGTATATCAGTAGCTTCATCTATATCAAAGACTAAATCTCCATTTTTATCTAAAGGAAGTTTCTGAATAATAATTTTTAATAACTGTTGCATCTGTCTGCGGCGGTCTAGATCTTGTGCGGCATCAAGATCAATTATTGCGGGAATCGCATTCACAAGAAGCGGTTTATCTCCATTGTTAAAGCTAAATTTAACGGTATTTTCTACATCTAAAAGATACCAATAACCGCAAACATCTCCTGCAAAATCAGGTTTTAATTTCCTCTAACGATATAAAGAATATCCTTTTTGGAACTCTGCTGGGAATAAACGGAGAATGCGCTGCCGATAATTATCATCAGGAAATGCATCATCGAAAAAGCGCATATCAAACTCAACAGCAGGGTTATTACCTACCATATATCTAGAACGGCAATATTTTATTGGCAACTTCTATAACATCATTCTTGAGTTAAGCCGCACTATATAACCGTAATAAGCGCCTTCTCGGATAACATCAAGCGCAATATCGCTACTCATTTTTTTAATATGTGAATTATCTAAATAATTAAGTGTAGTTTTAAGATTTTTAATTACTTTCTCTTCGGCAACATCATTATCATAAACTTCTGGCACTATATACCAATCATAACGATATAAATTAGCCAAATAATTACAAGCTACGCTGTATACGCCGCTCATATTATAATACCACTATGATATTTCTCTAAGTTTGGGAATATCATTCCTAGCAAGAGCCATAACAACCTAATCTTTGCGAGCATACATTTTATTACTCTTTGGGAGCGCTCCTAATGTTAAAACCGCATCATCAAGCGTCTTTGGCCCCACTCTAATTTTCGAATAGTCCAGACGCCCTTCCGCATTTAAGCCGGCCGCCGCAGACATATTAAAACCTTTGTCGTGGATTTGCTCTTGGCGATCTTTTATTTCATCCATAAATTACCCCCCTTAGCAATATCCAGCTTTTTCCATGATATAATCATAGTTGACTAGACACTCCTCCCAATAAGGGATTTCTACTAGGGGAATGTTATGTAAAATACAATAACGCTTTTTCTTTTTATCGTTATATTGTTGCTGATAGAAACCCCTCTTACCTCCAAATTTGGAGGAAGGCTCATAATGCTATTTTCCTTGGTATTCAATTAAAAAAGCTAATTCTCCTGAATCATCAAATACGGCGAAATCAAAGCGCAAAGGCTTGCCATTGGAGCTACATAATCCAGGAATAATATATTCTTCTTTAAATATTAAATCACTATTCGCTAAGATTTCATGTATTTTAATTTCTCCACGACTTGCTAACACTATAAGCCCCTCCTTTCATTCTTTTTATTAATTGTATAATTTTGCCCATTCTTTGGCATTAAATTTTTTCTTTCTCTTTTGGCCCTTGTCTTCTTCCTGTTTAATATAATATAAACCATACTCTAAAGCGGAAAATTTATCCTTACGGATTTTCTTACTGGCCTATTTAAGTATAATATTAATGCCCTCATTTTCTTCACGAAGATTGAGCATCTCTTCACGAAGCACTCCTGTTAAAGTGTACGGTAATAGATAAACTTTTCTATCTTCGGGAGACATTGCCTGTCCCTTAGCAGTTCCAAGCAATTTCTGTTTTGCTGTGCGCTCATCAATTAAAAATTGTAACTTATTAGCATTAAGCCAGTTCTAAGTTATTGAATGGGCCTCTGTATTAATAGGGGCATTTGCTTTGATAAGGTACATAGCATCACCTTCAGTATTCTCTGTACGATACTTACGGTATTCTTCATCCCAAGATTCAAAAGTACCTCCATAGACGCCAAAGTCAGGATATACATCACCTGTTATAGGATCATTCTATGGTTTAACCATATAATCCACTAAGCCCGCTCCTATACCGTTGGCATCAATTACTATACGTTTTGCTTTATATTTATAAAATAGTTTTTTCAGTCGTATTGCTTGTTCTTCAAAATGCATATCTTCATAAGTATATATGTTAACAAGAGACTTGATAGCTGTGCCCACGACCTGGGGTATAACCTTTATAACGGTCGCCACACTGTCACCATATATCTTCGGTCGATTCCGCCACGAATCGACCCGCCGCAGCTGCTTACGGTTGCCCGCAAGATGAGACCATATCTTCGCAAAAGCGCTCTCCGTTTCCATCACCAGAAGCTTGTGATGTACTCCCATAAAAAGGGATGGTCGTTGAACCGTACTTATATACTCTATAGTTTCTTGGAAAATAAGGGTATTGCTATAATCCACCTTGCCCAAAAAGCTAAAAAATTTTTAAGTCTTGGCTGCTGATTATCCCAAAGTAAAGGGACTTTCCAGCAGTTAAAAGAGTTTAACGAGGGCATGTTACTTGGCTACCCTCTTCTACCAACGTCTACTGATATAACATAATAACTTAATCCACTTGAACGACCAGAAAATTCGTATTCCGGTTTTTGTAATCGACGGCTGCGGTCAAAAGCTTCTCCATTAAAGAATGCACCTTCCGCAGTCCCAGACCAAATGCTTTCATATTCTCGGTCAAAGGCCGCTTCATTGAAAGTTCCATCTCTCTCTTGGTCGGTCAAGAAAGATTTATTTTGTAATCCCATAAGAACCGGAATTCTCCAAGTACCACCTAACACAATGGCTTTCTCGGGTTCAGTAATCATCCAAACGAGAATTTGAATTAATTTCTAATACGCATATGTACTCTTCCAGCCTGCGGTAGTGACATATATTTGCGATTGGTTCAGAGGTTCATCGACCTGCGTTGTACCATCCATACACATTCGGGCGACGTTCATTGTCGGGATAATGACACTCTGCAAAATATCACCATCAACACCGACACATTCCTCAACCAATCCTCCATGACGTCGTTTACCACGACTGCTTTCACGGGCCGCAATATTATCAAAGAAACTACCGTTTTTAAACATATAAATACAGTAATCTTTTGAGTGTCGAGTGCGGCTGGGCCTCATATCAAGCTCTCTACGGAAAGCAGGTACGAGGTTACAAATTTCTTCAACTTTTTCCTTTGCGATACCGGCGGCCTATTGTTTACCACCTGATGTTATAAAAAGTTTGCATCGCGGATATAAAATACATCGGCACATCAATACTAAGATTGAAAGAAATGACTTACTATATCCGCGAGGGAAGACCATATATACATATTTATAGCGCATACTGGCGCGTAAAAATACTCTCTGATAAAAGTAGAATACAAGCTGACGTGGATGGTCTGGATCACCGCCAGTTTGTAAAAAATCTACAAACATATCAGGGTAGTCGCGCCAGTATGCTATATACTATCGAAGAATCGGCTTTATAGCATTGATTCGTTCTTCTGAAATGCCGATTTTACGGCGGCTGGAGGGAACAGCCAATAAGTCGGCTAATGCCATGTTATTCTTCCTCCTCTTGCAAGAGTCGCCGCATTATTAAATTATCTTGTTCTTCTAAATCTTCTTCAAAATCTTGGAAATCTGCTTCATCTGATGCTGTATAGTATTTTTCGTCAGAGGGAGTATCAAATAGCTCTTTCTCTAAACGATCTTCTTCTCCCGCAGCCTCAGCTGATACATTAGCTTCGTTTTCACGATCTTTTGCGACTTGTTTTGCCGCAGTTTCAAGTAAATCGCCAAGATCATGCTCAGTTTCAACGAGATTGCGTGTATAGATCTGCATATCCTATATTGTACGATCCACTTTGTCATTTGGTGAATCTTGATAAAAACGGGGAATAAAACCGTCTTTCTCACAGAGTGCTACTATTTCAGATATACTATCTACGAATTCGCCCTGTTCTTCTTTATTCTGAGCGGCGGTAAACTTACCGCTCTTCATCAAATCATTGTAGACTCGAGACATCTTCTAATATCCTTCAATGTCTCCCAAATCTACGAGTTGGTTGCATTTAAGCGACGTCTTACAAACTAATATAAGAGTGTCTTTATGACCCGCAGTCTATACATCGTAGGAATCGCACATGTCATTATAAAGACGCTCTAACCAGACCCAATCTTCTGGTTTATACCCATTGCCCCACTTCATACGTAAATAAACAACATCATCGTCGGTTAACCCTAATTCATCAGGAGCGGCGGCAACCGGTAAAGTGCTCTTCATGGTATTGGTTGAAGATTCCTCGGGCGTAATCTATACGATGCCGAATTGGTCCACTACGGGGAGCGCATCATCGGCCGGCCGCATAGAATCAGGAATTATGTAGGATTGAGATTTAAGGACTTCCGCAATTTGGTCATTACTATATCCTTGAGCCTACATGGTCTCACGCAATTTATTTTTTTGCTTTTCTTGGATAAGCCCATTATCTTTCCAGCGATATGCATTATTTTGACTTAATCGCATTTTGGCAAGATAACGCCCAAGAATTGAAGTGCCATTTATTTTCGTGGGATCTTTCGCCCAAGTAAGCATTAATTTATTCCATTCGTCTGGAATCCAAGGAACGTCAAGTTCTTCAAGTAGCCAGAGGAATGTATTAGGGTCCCAGTTATCTATATGCATAGTGGCGCACTTTTTACAGAGATTTAATTTACCATCATTGGGATATTTCTCTAAATTATTAGAGGTATAAAAATTTTCGCCGCTCATAGTCTTTTGACATTTATCGCAATAATATTTTTTCTTTTCTTCAATTTGTCCTGGTAATATTGCCATTTTTCTTCTCCTTACTTCTTTTACTGCGGCATGCTTTACAGATACTGTAGAAACCATCTTTGCTGGTTTTATTGCGGCTAAAGTATTTACCATGCGCCAATTTTACTTCTTTACACTGGGAACAGCGTTTGTAAGTGCCGCGGGCCTATGTAGTGTAATACCACTGGAGGTAGGAGTCTTCAGCGGTCGCCGCAATCATTTTAGGAATTTTACTACGCCATAAGTTAGAAATGTATTCTGCGGTATGACAAATTCCAAATTCTAACTAAAGAGCAGCCTGTATTTCTGCATTGGTTTTGCCATCAATTTTGTATTCGACAATTCTTTGATAAGCAGGAAAATCTTTTAAAGCCTCATCACAGGTATTTTCAAAGTCATATATTAGATACCAAGTGTCGCCTTCAAAGTCCTCGTAACTGTCCTATTTGAGTCTTGAATAGTTGCAAAGAATCGCAGAACATACTTTGGGGTCGAGCAGCGTAATACCGTCCGCAATAGGATAACCATCATCATCAAAAATAGATGTATTATCTTCAAGACGGGTAATATTATGACTGGGAGTAATTTTCTACATTACTATAGGACGACGATATGCATTCTTTATAATATATTGATCTTTGCGGAGGTCAATAAGTGTATGCTTTATGATATATGCATCTCGCCCAGTAGCTACTTTTAATTTTTGTTCCCAAAGAGAAATAGCCTCGCGCAACTGCCGCAAAAACGGGATTTCATCTATGTCTTCTTGAGTGATGGAGACTTTTGGTTGGAAAATAATATTTTTATCTTCTGTCATAATGTTGTAGATACCATCTTCTCCATTCTCAAATTGTTGAGCCAAGCCCTCAAATGAGCATTCTCTTTTGTTTACGGTAGTAAGACGATTTTCAGTTAATATTTTTTTCTATTTACGTTCTTGCTTTTCCATACAAGATATTAAATAATCAGCTAAAATTTCAAGATACTTCTCTGAGGGATTAGGGGTCTCAAGAAGTATCTATTCAACTAAGGCTTTTCTATCTTCAGGGTTAGTTAATGAATAATCTAATTTAATATATTCTCACCTCTTTCCTTTGTTAATTTCTACTACAATTATAACAAAAATTTTTTCTCGTGTCAAGCTAATTGTTGCATAATTGACACGAGAAAAAAAAT